GGGGATGCAACGGGGGATAAAAAACCCCCCTCAGAACCCCCCCCTTCATCTTCATCTTCATCTTCAACTTCAACTTCAAAAGCGGAGATTCAATCGTCGTCGGTACATCCGGCAGTCGACGACGACGATTCCCCCGGTTCTGCGGCGCGGATTGACCCGCTGACGCTTCGAGCGATCGAGCTGGTTGCCCTGCTGCGGGAGAGGGGCGCAAAGCTGCAGGCCAGCGATCCGAAGGTCAGAGGATGGGCCGAAGCCGGTATCACCGATGCGCAGGCACTGGCTGCACTTGAGCGAGCTCAGCAACACCGTGCCGATGCTGGCGACCCGTCGCCGGTCAATGCCGGATACCTCGAGTCGATCCTGAAAACCTCGGCCACGGCCGGCAGGCGGGCGAGTGGAAAGCCGAGCGTCGCCGACCAAAACGCGGCCGCATTCGCAGAAGCAAAACGCATGATTTTTGGAGAGGCGACCCCATGACTGAGCGCGATTTTGACGAGTTTTCGACCATGCTGAAAACCCTCGCGGAGTACTTCGGAAAGTCCCTGACGCCGGGCGTGGTCGCGGTCTACTGGCAGGGCCTGCGGGACCTCGAAATCAGTGAACTGCGCGCCGCGCTTAACGCGCATGCCCAAAACCCGGACTCGGGAATGTTCATGCCGAAAATCGCAGACATCCGGCGCATGGTCGGCGGGACGACCCAAGACTCGGCGCTCGTCGCCTGGTCGAAAGTTGACTGCGCGATGCGATACGTCGGCCCTTACGCAGACGTCGTTTTCGATGACCCGATCATTCATCGCGTCGTCCGCGACATGGGCGGCTGGATTCGCGTCGGCAGCAAGGGTGACGACGAATGGCCGTTCGTCGCCAAGGAATTCGAAACCCGGTATCGCGGCTACCGCATGCGCGGAGAGGTTCCGGCCTATGAGCCGGTCCTGATCGGCATGGCCGGCGCGCACAACCGGAAGGCCGGCTTCGCCATCGATCCGCCCAGGCTGATCGGCGATCAGGAAGCATGCCAGCGAGTCCAGCGCGGCGGGACGACCGATCCGTTGCTGGCCATCGCGCCGGCCGCGGTGCATGCGCCGTACATCGAAAAGCCACTACTCAATGCCTGAGCCCACAACCACAAAGGGGGATGACATGACCGATATGCACATCGCAGTCGAGCCGCGGCGGATCGCGCGCCGCACGGACCCGATCACTAGCCACGACGCCGCGCAACACGCAAAGCAATTCGCGCCGAAACAGCATGCGCGGATTCAAGTGGCGCTCGAGATGATCGGGCGCCCGGCTGGCGCGCACGAAATCGCCGAGGTTGCCGGTATGACGCAGGTTCAGGTGTGCAAGCGCCTGCCGGAAATGCAGCGCGCCGGCCTGGTCGAGCCGACCGGAGAAACCCGTCCGACCGGATGGGGCGGCAGCGAGCGCCTCTGGAGGCTGGCATGAGCCACGCACTGCTGTTCGGGCTGCTCGGTTTTGCGATCGGCTCCCTTTGCACGATCTTGGCGTACATGCTGCTTACGTCGAGCGGCGTCGAAGTCACGTTTACCGAGGACCGTCGCGATGCACACTGACGCAACGAAGGCGCGCGCTCTGTCGACGCTGCTGTCCGAGGGCGTCGATTCCGATCATCCGCTGTCGCGATGGGTCTATGCGCTGAAAAAGGAGGGTGTACCTGTCGTCAGCGAGCCGGCCGGGGCCAAGCTACGGCATACGGTCGTCGAAACTGCGCTGCAGCCGTCCGAGGTCATCGCGCGACGACGCGAAGGGTTGGCGGAAGCCCTGCGCTGGCAGCGATTCGAATCGCCTTCGGCATGGCCCGGACTGCTGCAGTCGATCCAATGCCCATTCGCCCGCGATGAGGCCGCCGAGTACCTGCGAGGCATCGTCAAGCGCCAGCGGGTCGTCGACTCAATGCGAAGGGCTGCCGCGTGAAACACCTCGAGCACCAGCATCAGGTCGCGCTTATCGAGTGGGCGCGCCACATGCGTTTGCCGGCCGGATCCGACATCGAGCCGGGGGCGTGCGTCGCCGACTATCTGCTCGCGATTCCAAACGGAGGCAAGCGATCCAGCCAGCGCGAGGGAGCGCGCTTAAAGGCCGAGGGCGTGAAGCCGGGTGTTTCTGACCTTCTGCTGCCGCTGCGCCGAGGGGGATTCGGCGGACTGTGGTTGGAGCTGAAAGCGCCAGGAGAAAAGCCGAGAAAGTTGCAGCGCGAGTGGATGGACCGCATGGAACGAGCTGGCTATTTCGCTACCTGGCGCGATGACTGGCGAGACGCTGCTGATGTCATTCGCGCCTATGCGCAGGGCCAGTTAACGCACGCTGATGCTGAGTTTGGCCGCCGAAAGGGGGACGGGGATGCAACTCATTCTTAGACGGTTGTCGGAAACAATCGGCTTGCCAGACACAATCGAAATTGTCCGCCGATGGGGCGGCCGAATTCTTTATGTCCCTACCACTGTCGGGCCGAATGATCCGCTCGCGCTCACGCTTGGCTACAAGTCAGCGATGCGTCTGGTCGAGCATTGGGGTGGGCAATACCTGCAGCTGCCAATCGATCGCAACGGGCTGCTAGACCTCAGAAACGAGAGCATCGTCAATGATTACCGCTCGGGCGTTTCAAAGACGCAGATCGGCTTGCGTTACGGGCTGTGCCGGCAGGCGATCAGCTACATTCTGCAACTCTACGCGGAGCGCGAAGCGATTCGGAAAAAATATTCAGGCACGCCGAGCGAGGACGTTCAAGGAGAAATCTGCAGCCCCCAATTGAAACTTTTGCTCGAGTAGCGCAAGGGGAAAAATTTGCCAGTACCGGAATTCATGACGGATGCCAGAAAATCCGTAGCCAAATGCAATCCAAAATTGGAAACAAAAATGAGAGGCAGCGGGATGAATAACGGTCAGGCCGAAAGCATTGCAGCGATCGCTGCGAAAGCGGCGCCGCCAATTACGGTATCGTTCGCGACAATCGGCGGGGTGCAGGTAAGCGAAATTTTGCTTTGGGCTACTCTGATTTATACCCTGATGATGATCGGTCACAAGGCTTTCGCTATTTGGAAGGATGTTTTCCGCGGCGGCCGAGGGGCACGGCGGTGAACTATCCGAAAATCGCCATCGCTGCGCTCGCATTCAGCGCGGCTGGACTGATCGGGCTGGCGATGGACGAGAGCTATACCGACGTTGCCATCATTCCGACGAAAGGCGATACCTGGACGCTCGGCCACGGAACGACGACGCGGCCGGATGGGTCGCCGGTTCGTCCGGGCGATCGCACGAACCCGGTCGACGCACTGACGCGCCTGGGCAAGGATGTCCAGCGGTTCGAAAGCGATATCAAGCGATGCGTCACGGTTCCGCTTTCGCAGGTGGAGTACGACGTTTATACCGATCTGATTTACAACATCGGCCCAGGCAAAACGGGTGTCAAGGATGGCTTCTGCTGGTCGCGCCGCGGAGGGAATTCGACGCTGGTGCGCCGACTGAATGCCGGCGACTACCTCGGGGCCTGCGATGCGATTCTCATGTGGAAGCGGGTAGCGATGCAGGACTGCTCGATTAAGGGCAATCGAATCTGTGCGGGGCTGTGGGACCGCCGGCTGCGCGCTCACGCTCGCTGCGTGGAGGCGAACAAATGAACCCGATCGTCGTCGCTGCGGCGCTCGCAATGGCAATTAGCCTGGCCGGAAATATCTGGCTGGCCTGGACGGCCGGAGTTCAGCGAGAAGAAATTGGCCGTCTAAAAGAAGCTGCCGACGGCGCGAGGGATGCGGCGAAAGCCTGCTCGGATGGCGTAATCCAGATGAAGGACAAAGCAGAGGCGCAGGCCAAAGTCGCCGAGGCAGCGATCAAGGCCGCACGCCAGGCGGCAACCGATGCCGGCCGCAGAGCAGATGCCGAGCGTAGTCGACCTCAAGCAGTGCCGGGCGACGAATGCGCGAGCGCCGCAGTCGAGTCGCGTGAATGGCTGCGGAATCGAAGGGGAGCGCAATGAGGGGCGCCGTCCTGATCGCTTTGCTGATACTGACCGGCTGCGCCTCGCCAGGCCGGCCGGTTCAGACCCGCGTGCCGATTCCGGTCGCCTGTCAGGTTGCCGAGCCAGCGCGCCCGATGATGGACACCGACACCGTTCCTATTGATGCGCCAATCGACGAGCTGGCTCGGGCAATGCGCGCTGAAGTTGAGCGGCGGGAGGGCTACGAGGGCGAGCTGCGGGCCGCTTTGCAGGCCTGTCGGCAGCTCAAATGATTGAAAACATAACCGACTGAAAAGAAAAGCATTTCCCAACAGAAAAAATGTATCGATGGCGAGAACCAACAAAAACAGCAAAGCGGCGACTCAGAAAGTGAGTAACCAGCAGCAGGCGCTCGAATTGCGCCGGGCTGGTTTCGGGTATCAGGCCATTGCCGACGCCATTGGCTGCAGCCTCGGGTCAGCTCATGCCTACGTGAAGGACGCGATGGCCGAAACTCGGGCGCACATCGATGTCGACGCGGCCGAGCTGAAAGCGGAGGAAGTATCCCGGCTCGACGGCATGCTCGCGGGCTTGTGGACCTCGGCGAAAAAGGGCGACGTTTATGCAATCGACCGCGTTCTAAAGATCATGGAGCGCCGGTCGCGCCTGCTCGGCCTCGATGCGCCGGCAAGGATCGGCCACGGTGGCGACCCGAGCGCGCCGCCGATCGGTCACAAATTGGACATGCAATCACTGAGTGACACAGAGCTTGAGCGAATCATCAATGATGGAGTCGCCAGCCGAAGCGGCTGCGCGTGAGCTGCTGAGTCGACGTCGTGCGCGTGAATCACTGCTCGCATATGCCAACGCCGTCGACGTCCCCGGCAAGCCGGTGTCCGATGACCCGGATGAATGGCTATTCAAGCCCGTCGAGAGCGGGCTTGCGCTTCATCACGCCATATTGCTGCAGGTAATCGAGCGCGCCATGATGCGCCGGTACGGCCGTTTCATGGCGTTCATGCCGCCGGGCAGCGCGAAATCGTCTTACGCCTCGGTCGTTGCGCCGACCTTCGTCATGGGAAAAATCCCCGGCTACAAAATCATCCTCGCCAGCTACGGGCAGGACTTGGCACGCCGGCACGGGCGCCGGGCCCGGCAAATCGTGAAGTCGAAACGCTTTGCGCAGATCAACGGCTGCACACTCTCCGCGCAGACGAGCGCAGCGGACGAATGGGCGCTGACGAACGGATCCGAGTATCTCGCCTGCGGCATCCTGTCGGGAATCACCGGCAACCGGGCAAACGGCATCCTGATCGATGACCCGATCAAAGGCCGCGAGCAGGCGGACTCGCCAACGATCCGAAATAAAACATGGGACGCCTACGTCGACGACCTGCAGACTCGTCTGATCCCGGGTGGATGGATAGGGATTGTGCAGACGCGCTGGCATGAGGACGACCTTGCCGGGCGGTTGTTGCCCAAAGGCTATAACGGCGAGTCCGGGATGATCCGCTGCAACGATGGCCGGGATTGGGAAATCATCAATCTACCGGCCCAATGCGAGCGCAACGACGACCCGCTCGGGCGTGAAATTGGCGAGTATCTGTGGCCGGAATGGTTTGATGAGTCGCATTGGCTGCCGTTCAAACAGCAGTCCCGCACATGGGCGGCGCTGTTTCAGCAGCGGCCCAGGCCCGATGAGGGCGGGGTTTTTAAGGAGGCATGGGCGCGCGACCGGTATGGCGAAATTCCGATTGCGGCGTCGACGGTCGTGCATTCCTGGGACACGGCGCAAAAGCCGGGCGAGCTGAACGATCCGAGCGTCTGCACTGTTTGGCATTACGGTCGCGGCGCGCCGGGTTACTACTTGCGGGATGTTTATCGAAAGCAGATCGATTACCCTACCTTGAAGCGGCAGGTCATCAATATGGCCGAGCGCGACCGGCCGAGCGCGATTCTGATCGAGGACAAGTCATCCGGACAGTCACTCATCCAGGAACTGCGTGCGCATACGAACTTACCGGTTATCGCGATCGAGCCGAAGGGCGACAAAGTGTTTCGCGCGTCAGAGGTGTCATCGATGGTCGAATCCGGGCTGCTGCGCCTTCCTGCGCGCGCGCCCTGGTTGGCTGATTTCGAGGGGGAGTTTTTCGCGTTTCCGCTGTCGTCGACCTTTGACCAGGTGGACTCGACTTCACAATTTTTGAAATGGGTCCGCACAAATAGCGGGCGTATCGGATCAGTTGGCGCAGGCATCATTCGAACGAGCATAAACGGATTTGATTAAGGGGAAAAACATGGCAGCAGAAAAGCCGAATTTTGAAGAACTTGCGCCGCCAGACGATCCGTTGCGCCCGAATCGCCGCTCTGGCATGGCAATTGCGCCATTCACGACAATTTTGCAGAGCAGCGATTCCGTCCTGCGCAGCAAGGGCGGCATCGAGAATCTGAAAATCTACCGCGAGCTGCTGCGCGACGATCAGGTTTCGGCGACATGGGCGCAGCGTCGGCTGTCGCTGACGGCATGCGAAACGATCGTTGAGCCGGGCGCAGATGACTCGCTGTCGCAGCAGGCGGCGGCCGAGCTGGATGCCGAATTGAAATCGCTCGCATGGGACGATATCACTGAGAAGATGCTGTTCTCAGTGTTCTATGGATGGGGCGTGGCTGAAGTCATGTGGCGACGCAACGGCGAGCGCGTCAGCTTCGATCGCATCATCGTCCGCGACCGAGCCCGATTCCGATTCGATGTCGATCGCAATCTGTATCTTTGGACGATGGCCGGCGGCTGGCAGATGATGCCACCGAAAAAATTCTGGACGCTATCGGCCGGGGCAGACTCGCACGACGAGCATTACGGAATCGGCCTCGCTCATTCGTTGTACTGGCCCGTTTTTTTCAAGCGCAACGACATCAAATTCTGGCTGACGTTCCTCGAAAAATTCGGCCAGCCGACGACGATGGCGAAAATTCCAGCCGGCCAGATGGATGATCCGGCGACAGTCCAGCGAGCGATCCAGATGCTGCAGCAAATTGCCACAGATGCCGGCGTCGTCGTCCCTGACAGTGTGGTCGTCGAATTGCTCGAGGCATCACGCAGCGGCTCAGCCGATTACGCTGGGATGCATGACTCGATGAATTCGGCAATCTCAAAAATCATCGTCGGACAGACGATGACGACCGATAACGGCGGCAGCCGCGCGCAAGGGGAAGTTCATGAGCGCGTCGCGCAGCGCATCGTCGAGGCCGATTCCGATCTGCTTTGCGGAAGTTTCAACGACGGCCCGGTTCGATGGTGGTCGGAGTGGAATTTTCCCGGCGCTGTGCCCCCGCGTGTTTACCGGCAAACCGAGGCGCCGGAAAACCTGCTTGATCGTGCGGAGCGCGACACGAAAATAGCGTCGCTCGGGTATGAACCGACCGAGGACTACATTAAACAGACCTACGGCGACGGATGGCAGCGGAAGTCGGACCCGATTGTCGCGATGGCCGGGGCATTGAAGTCTGTCGGAGCTGACGGTTCGACGCAAAGCTTTTCAGAGGGAGAAAACGTCGCGCTGGCCGCATTGAGGGCGGCCCGCCGGCTGGATCAGCAGTCGATTTTCAATGCAGCTACCAAATTTGGCGACGATTACGATACCGTCATGGGTAAGCGCGTCCGGCAGCTGGTGCAGGCAGCAGAATTCACCGACGATCCCGACACCTTTAATCGCCGCCTGGATGAAATCCTCGCAGAGGCGGCGCCGGAGGATGCAACGCGCGCGCTGTCACGGGCGTTTTTCTTTGCGTCGCTGCTCGGCGCGCTGCGGGTTAATCGTAAGCAGACCTGATGCGCTATACCTTTGCCGACCTGGTGGCGGCCGCGCAATCCATTGACGCGGCCGAGCGACTCAAGGCCGAACTTGCCGAGTTCGCGGCCGAGCATTTTTCATCCGACGAGGATGCCGAGGGCATCGTCAATTACCTCGACATCACGACCGGCGACGCATTCAATGTCCCTTTTGATGAAGCGATTGCCTATTTTCGGGGCAAGGGGCTGCGGCCGACCTTCAGTTATAAGGACATGATCGGCCGCGCGAACGATCAGGCTTTCACAGTCGCGAAAATGATGGACGTCGACCTGCTGAAGCAGGTCAGGGACAGCCTCGATTCGGCGCTGGCAAACGGGCAAAGCTTCACCGAGTGGAAGCGCGGCATTGTCCCGATCCTGAAGTCGTCCGGCTGGTGGGGGCGGAAGTTCGTTGACGATCCGCAGACGGATCAAACGGAACTCGCTCAACTCGGCAGCGCGTGGAGAGTGGATACGATCTTTCGCACGAACATGCAGACGGCCTATGCTGCCGGTCAATGGCAGCAGATATGGGATCAGTCCGAGGTCGCTCCATTCCTGCTGTATGACGCCGTTGACGATTTCCGCACGCGCGCCGCGCATCGAGCATGGGACGGCACGGTGCTGCCGGTTAATTCGACGTGGTGGAAAACGCACTATCCGCCGAACGGCTGGAATTGCCGCTGTGGAGTCATCCAGCTCGACGAGTCGGACCTGCAGGCGCTAAGCCTGAAGCCGAGCGCCGAGCCGCCTGACGATGGCTCTTATGGTTGGACGAATCCCCGAACAGGGGAGCGCATATCGATCCCGAATGGCCTCGATCCGGGCTTCGATCGTAATGCCGGCGATGTAATGTTCATCGAGCTGCGCAAACTACTCGATCAGAAGGTCGCCAACCTGCCGCAGCCGATGCAGGTCGCCATCGCGTCAGCTATCCGCCGCGAGTTCGACCCGTCGACGACCGCCGGCAAGTGGCATACTGCATCGTTTGATGATGCGCCAGACTGGCTGCGGAACCCGCTGATCGATTCGCAGCATGTCAGCGTGCAGACGCTGACTGAGTCAAGTGCGTGGGCGCGTGGCGCGATCCTCGTCGAAATGGATGGCTACACGACCGGTTCGGCCTACGGGCAGAGCGTTTGGCGTCATGAATTCGGCCATATATTTGATGCGCGCTCTGGCCGTGAAGCGATTTATCGCAGCTCGCATCAGGACTTTATTGCGGCGCAAAAAGCCGACGCAGATAAGCTCGCCGCAGCTGCTGGCAATGGGCGAAAGTCGAAGGCGAATGACAATCTGCGCGAGAGTGTCGTCAATGCCTACGTCAGCGCACGCGAGCGCATCGTCGATGCTGACCGGGAGCTGCGGCCGCAGATACTCCGAGAGATGGCTGAGGCCGCAGACATCGATTTCGACCGCTTCATCACCGTGATCCGCCAGTCGACACTGATCCTCGATGGCGGCGACGACCTGCGTGACGTCGGCAAGGCCGCGCGCATCGCCAACATGATCGAGGCCGTGCGAACCGGCGACGGCGACGGATTCCTGCGGGCGGCGACGTTTAAGGACTCGCTCGCCCCGATCTTTACGCAGGGATTCGACGCGCAGATCGCAACCGATCACAAAAAATCATGGAAACGCGACGGCTCACTCGCGTCGCTGTCGGACCTGATCGGCTCGGCAACGCGCAACAAGGCCGCGAATCATCGAGAGGGATTCAGCGGGCATTCGGATTCGTACTATCGACGATGGTCGGGGGCTGCTCCGACCGAATCCTTTGCGAACCTAATGGCGATGGCCGGGCATCCTAATCCGTACTGGTGGGAGCTGACCGCGCGCTTTGCGCCAGCAATGACCCGGCTATTCAGAGAAATCATGGAGGGCAAGAAATGACCTCGCGAAGCGACACGGCGTTCATCGCCTACATCAACGCATTCAAGGCGCTGCCTCCGAACCCTTACGGCATAAACGACGATTACATCACCGAGGTGCTGGAAAAGGCCGTTGCAGATGGCAAGCCGATCCCCGAGAATTTCGACTGGTGGTCCGATCTGCCTCCGGACGCGCACGCCTGACTCACAAGCTGCCAATTTAGGCGGGATTTCTTTGAAATTTCCCCGCCTAAGCATCACGCCCACGACAGGCGGGAAATTTCACCAAAATGCCCCGCTGACAGATCCCTCCGATTGACCACTCACGCCATCAGGCGGTGGATATTTGCGGATAGACGCTCACGCGGCCGATCACGAACGGCAAGCGTCTTTTTGCGTCGTCAATCCATCACTTCATTAAGAATTTCGCGGCGCGAAAGCTGCCATTATTTACGGTTACTCGCCGAGATGCCGGGCTCCTATAGTCGGCATCATGAAAAATTTCCAAATCTTCAAGCCGGGCAGGCACACCGCATCGAGCGGCGCGACGCTGGACTTCTCAGACGTTCAGCTGAAGGCGGCCGTTGACGCCTACGATCCCGAGCTACACGAAGCGCCGATAGTCGTCGGCCATCCGCGCGACAACGG